TTTTTTATTTATAATTCTTAACTATGACTACCACAACCGTTGATATCGATACCGAACTATCCGCAGTCAATGCGATTCTTGGTAGTATAGGTCAGTCTCCTATATCAGGATTAGACTTTGCAAACCCAGAGATATCATTCATATATAATCTGCTCAAAGAATCTAACCAAGATGTACAGAATGAAGGCTGGACATTTAATATAGAATATCATATAAAAGAAACAGTAGGTTCTGATAATAAAATAATAATAGAATCTGATGTTATCCGTATAGATAATGAAGATGCATGGGATAGAACCCGTGACTTTGTAAGAAGAAAAGACAGTGATGGTCTTTGGAAGATGTACGATAGAGTAAACCATACATTTGAATTTCCAGATGATGATTACTTCTATGTAAACAAAGTAAGACTATTACCATTTGAAGATATACCAGCTCCATTCCAAAGGTATATAATATATAAAGCATCAGGTAGAGCAGCTGTACAGTTAGTATCTAATGGACAGTTACAGAAGATGATCGCACAGTTTGAGATACAAGCTAGAGCAGCAGTAATGGAATACGAATGCAATCAAGGTGACCATAACTATATGGGTTGGCCTGATGAATCAGCTTATCAATCTTATAAACCTTATCAAGCACTGAGACGCTAATGGGAAGTGTAACACAAAAAGTACCTAATTATGTGCTAGGTATATCCACACAACCAGATGAAAAGAAATTACCAGGACAAGTTGTTGACTTAGTTAATGGTGTACCAGACGTGGTTAATCAGTTAACCAAACGTCCTGGCAGTCAGCTGGTAAAAGAAATAACAACCACAAGTAATCCTTATGGTGATAGTAAAACATACGCTGTTAGTACAGCAGCCAATGCCAAATGGTTCAGTATTTATACAGCACATGATGAACAATACATTGGACAATGCGCAGCAGATGGTACAGTTAATGTATGGAGATGTAGTGATGGTGCTTCAATACCCGTGGATTATGCAGATGTTCCCGGAACTCTTAAAGCTACTTACTTAGATAACACTGCATTATCAGATGAGAAGTCTTCTGATATACAGGTACTAACTATTAATGAAACCACCTTCTTTGTTAATAGAAGAAAGGATACAGCAATGTTAACTGGTACTGGTGATAAATCTCCAGCTCAGTTGAACGAAGCATTCATATCTCTTGATACTATATCCTATGGTAAACAGTATGCATTAGATATATTTGATCCAGATGATAATACTCTCTTTGAACATACAAGGGCAACTTCTGTAGAGGTTGGTACAGTATCTGATTCTACTAATTATAGTGGTACTAGTAATGGTGACTGCTTAGGAATGGGTAGAGAAGTAGTTGATATAAGTACAGGTACAGATATGTTCAGTACCTCACCACCTAACATGAGTACAGGCGGTAAATCCAGACTCAGATATGAGATGGATATTAGATGTACTCCACAGCCTACAGCTCCAGTGGATGATAGTTATACATATCATGATACATATCAAGCATTCCCTAAATTACAATTTGGAGGAGAAGGTTGGTCATCAGCTGGTCCAGATTCCCATGCATATACATCAGAGAAAGGTGTTACTACAACAATAAAAGTACTTAAACATCAAACTATTAAATCAAGGTGTAATGTAGCTGGTGTAAGACCAAATGCTACATCATCTACATCTGATGAGAACGTATCTTCAGCCATGATTGTAAGTGATTTAAAGGCAACTTTAGATGCTATCAGTGGTACAGGTATTACAACTACAATATGTGGTAACGGATTACATCTTTATAGAGCTACCCCATTTGGTGTTACAACACCTGAAAAGTCTTTGATGTCTATTGCTACTTCGGAAGTTAATAATATAGCAGATCTACCACGTGTATGCAGACATGGATATATTGTTCGTGTGGTTAACAGTGGTGAAGATATGGATGATTACTACCTACGGTTCCAAGCTGAAGGTATTGCTGCAGACATTTCTAAAGCATCAACATATTCTAGATCTGGTACTACAGTTAGTGTAGCATCTACAGCTCATGGTTTGTCTAATGGAGATACAGTCTTCATTGACTTTACTAGTGGAGGCGCAGGAGATGGACACTATACAGTATCTAATGAATCTACAGATGCTTTTGATTTAGCAGGTAACTCTTCATCTGGTACAATCAGTGGACCTGAAACTTGTACATATACTCCAGCTAGGTTCGGAGAGGGCGTGTGGGAAGAGGTAGCAGCTCCTGGGATAGAAATTACCTTAGACGATGATACGATGCCTCTGAAGCTCACTAGGGTTGGTCCTAGTAGAGTGGATACAATAGCTACATCAGCAGTTGATACAAGTACTGAAGTAATCACTATCAATGAACATGGTTATAAGACAGGCCAAACACTAACATATAGTAATGGAGGCGGTACTACTTTAGCAGGTTTAACTAATGATACAACATATTATGCTATTATAGTAGATGATAATTCAATTAAATTAGCTACAAGTTCAGGTAATGCTACATCTGGTACAGCTATTAACTTAACTGGTACTGGAAATAATGCTCAGACGTTAACAAATATTTATTCTATCAATGGTGGTACAGCAAGAAATTATACTGCAGGAGCTTTTAAATTTGGTTATCCAGATTGGGGTGATCGTGATGTAGGTGATGATATAACTAACTCTAAACCTACCTTCATAGGTAATCCTATTCAGAAGATGCTATTCTTTAGAAATAGAATTGCTCTACTCAGTAATGAAAATGTCATCCTATCTAGGGTGAATGATTACTATAGTTTCTGGGTGAAGACAGCTATGGCTATATCCAATGCTGATCCTATTGACCTTCAATCTAGTTCTAAGTTTCCTACTAAACTATATGATGCAGTTGAATCTGCAGGTGGGTTGGTTATATTTAGTGCTAGTGAACAGTTCTTATTAAGTTCAGGAGCAGAAGCTTTGCTTACTCCTGAGACAGCTAAGATTGGTTACTTATCATCATATGGATTTAATCCTGATACAGTACCAGTATCACTAGGTACTACTATAGGTTTCTTAAACAGTACTGCTAGACAAGCACGTTTCTATGAAATGGGTGGTGTAGCTTCTAAAGAAGATCCTACGGTAATGGAGCAAACTAAAATTGTAGGAGAATTATTTCCTCAAACAATTACTAGTGTTGCTGAATCTAATGAAAATGATATACTTCTATTTGCAACAGACAGTACATTACACACTGCTTCAAATGAAGTGTGGGGATATAAGTTCTTTGAATCAGGTGGAAAGAGATCTCAATCAGCTTGGTTCAGATGGACCATGCCTAACAAAATTATATACCATACAATATTAGATGATGTATACTATTCAGTATTAAGTACAGGAAGTAACAATAAATTTACACTAGAAAAATTTGACATAAAATTAACTTCAGACACACCTATGATAGGGTCTCCACCTGATGAAAATAGGGTACATTTAGATACCAAGAAAACTATTGCAACAGGTGATATAACATATGTAGGTGCAACAGATATCTCTACATTTACATTAGGTTCAGGATATTATAGTACTAATACTTTAACTGTCTATTGTACACAAGCTGGTAACTCAGCTGGTAGAAGCTATGATATACCAACACAACATCTTGATAAAACCTTTGCAGCTTCAGCTGTAGATACTAGCGCAGAGACTATTACCATATCAAGTCATACTTTAATTACAGGTAATCCAGTAACTTATCAAGAGGGTGCATCAGCTGTTTCTGGACTCACAGATAACACTGTTTATTATGCCATTAATGTTGATGATAATACTATTAAACTTGCAACAACTAGGTCTAATGCGAAAGCAGGAACGGCTATTAATTTAACTAGTCAAGGCAGTGGTACTCATACACTTGAGGTACCTACAGTCACTTTACCTGGTAATTGGAAGTATGAGAAACAAACCTTTGATGCTACAGCCAATACTTCTAGCAATGTAGATGATATTACAGTTAATCATGTAAATACAACTGCTGAAACTATAACCTTAGCTAACCATAACTTAACAACAGCAGATGCAGTAGTCTATAAAGCTCCAACTACATCAGGTGGATCAACTGTAGGAGGCCTGTCAGATGGTACTACATACTATGCAATTGTAGTTGACTCAACAACTATTAAACTTGCAACTAGTTCAGATAATGCTACAGCAGGTACAGCTATTAACCTAACATCCACAGGACAAGGTACTAGTACATTACGAGTACTTACAGATCTGATTGTAGGGTATGAGTATGAATTTGAAGTAGAGCTACCTAAGATTTATATAACCCAATCATCAGGTCAACAAGTTACATCTGAAACTAGAGGATCACTTACTATCCATAGAATGAACTTTGACTTTGGTGATGTAGGTGTTATAGATGTTACACTTAAGAGAAGAGGTAGAGATGATTATACTTATACAGTAGAATCTTTAGAATGGGATAATATACTATCTAGTACCCCCAACATTGCTAAAGGATACTTACATACTATACCAGTATATGATAGAAATGAAAATCTAACAGTATTTTTAAAATCAAATCACCCATCTCCAGCTACCATTCATTCTATGAACTGGGAAGGAGATTACTCACCAAGATACTATCAACGTGTCTGATTACATTCACCCAATTACAGAAGAAGCTGCTATATATGTAGCTTCTCATCTTCGAGATGATGATTATAGAGAAGTGAAAGAAGGCCACGGTCATGAACCACTTCTCTATATTCCTTCATCTGCTTTCTATGGAGATACAGTTTACTTCAATGTCCCCAACGGCAAGACTGCCGGATTAGCGGGAGTGCAAGATGGAAAAATATGGATGTTGTGTACTAACGCAATCCATGAATATCCTTTGACTTTTGCTCGTGAAGCCAAACGTTTTGTAGAAAGTAGAAAAGAAGAACTCCTTTGGAACATAGTAGATAAACGGAATGCCGCTCATCTGAAACTTCTAAAGTTTTTAGGATTCAAGTTCTTAAGGGAACTTAAACATGGTCCTAACCAATTAACCTTTATAGAATTTTGCCGTGTGCGAACCAGTATCAATGATCTCGATGGGGATCTCAGGAGCCCAACAAATAGCAGCATCAAATGCTGAAGATGCAGCTGTTGACGCTAGAAATGCAGGTAAATTAAGAGCTCATAATAGAGCAAACAGACAATATGATGTTACTGCCAACCTTGATAATGTACAATATTTAAATCAAGTTCAAGAACAAGAGATCCAACAGGATATAACATACCAAGCCATGATGGATCAATGGTCTTCAGACGATCAAGAATTAAAAGGTTTGTTTGCAAGAGAAGATTTTGCAATTGAAGATGCTATCATTGCTATGCATGAAGGGTCTTATGCCGGATCTCAAACAGGTGCAACTGCAGCTAGATTAGCTGGAGCATCTGCTAGAAAAGCTGGTATGGCTAAAGCTAGATCTTTACATACTAAGATGATGGCTGTTGATAAAGTTAATTTATCTAAAGAGCAATCAGGTAAAAGAGCTAGAGATGAATCACATTCTTTATTTATGGATGTAGCATTTGCACCAACTCATGGATTCAGACCAGCTGCTCCAGCATTGGAAAGTAAGAAAAGTAAAGCAGGTTTATTGCTTGGATTAGCAGGTACAGGCTTAGAAGGATTCAAAGCTTATAAAACTAATAAAGCAACAAAAGTATGGTCTGAGAAACAAACCGTTGCTATGGCAGGAGCAGCAAACTGATGTCTAAATCTTACGATAGAAATATTGAGAGACTCAAGACAAACCAAGCATCAGTCTCTCAACAAGAACAAACCCAATTTCAATTGGCTGGTCAATATGAAGGTCAGAGAAAAATACAAAACGCTCAAGCTTGGCAGAAACTAACACCATTTTCTAACGAACTGAAAGCTTGGAAAAAAAGAGATATAGAAAAACAAAAGCTAATAGGTAGAGCAGATGCTAGAAGAAGTAAGAAGGATCAAGCTGATAAGCTTTCTGAGTATGGAAAACAGATCCTAGCTATAGAAGAGGCTAGAAAAACAGGTGAATTAGCATTTGAATTTGAAGATGCTAAAGCACAAGACACAGCATACCACCAGATTAAAGCAGATATGCTTAAACTAAGTGGTCCTAATGGTTATCCAGAAGCTGATCGTATTGCTCAGTTATCACCATGGGCTCAGGTTGGTTATGCTCAAGAGAAGTTACGTGTATTCAACGAATCATTTGACGATAAACTAGCCCATGCTATGCAGAATAGTACTGAGGAAATAACCCTTGGTGGTATTACTTTTACTCCATCAGAAATCAATGATGATCCTATGGCTCTTCCAATGAAGGAAGCTGCTATGGAACATCTTGCAGAAAAAATCAGGCGGAATGGTGGGATTGATAAATGGTCTCCTGAAATGCTTAAGCTTTCTAAGACTGAAGATGCAATTCAGAAAGCTAAAGATGCTCAAATGGGGAAATATAGAGATAGATATAATAAAGATTCGTCTATGAGAACTAGACAGAAAGCTGAATTAGAATGGTCTAGATCTGAAAAGACAGGTGAAGACTTACATCGTCTATTACTTATCAATGGTGCTACTATAGATAAAGAAGGTAACTTGTTAGGTAATGCTGGTGGTTGGGATAAGGTTATGGAACAACTGACAGAGGATGGTGTTGCGCTACATAGTCCACAGTATGCAGATAAGATAGGTGGTTATGAAATCCCTGATTCTTTAAGAAGACAGATAGGTGCTAAGAAAGGTACAACATATGCAGAGCAATGGCCTGAAAGGTTTTCAAAACTTAAGAAGGATATCAGAGCTGGGTATGTTAAAGAAGTTAATGATGAAGAGAAGTTTCTAGAAGCTGCAGGAACTGAATTGGAAAATGAATTCAAAACAAAAGCAAGGCAAGATGCTTTATCGACACAAGAAGTTAATGAGTACAAGAGAAAGTTCGGTCAGCTTGGATTGCCTATACCCGGTGATGTAACTAACTATGAAACTCTTACTATGAGAGATGAAAGAGAAGATAAGCAATCTATTGAATATCTCATGGCTAGTCAAGATGGTTATATATCAAATGAACAATTAGATTCATTTCATCCTAAAGCTGCCATGGAATTTAGAGAGAAAGCTTCTAAAATGGAAGAGAAAGCTCTTAAAGCACATGATTCTGAAGCTAAAATTAAAGCTCACATGGATACCGCATTCACAAATATGGGTATTAAAGCTAATGAGAAGAGCCCTGCTTATGTAGAAGCTATGTCTAACGCTAAAGCAGATTATGCTGAGAAATATAATCGTTACATTGCTATGGGTTATGATAGCGCACAAGCAAGTCACATGGCTTTACGTGCTAAAGAAGTTAAAAATCCAGAAACAGGTGAAGTTATTTCTGATTCAATGGGTGTTCTTACTGAAATAGAAGCTCATGGTGAAAACAGTAAGTATGTTGTTAATGGTCAAGCTATCGAGAAATCACTGAAACCCGGACATCTTAGAGTTGCTAGAGTTGCTAGTGGTAAACGTGAGATGTTAGATGATCCTGATATTATTTTCAATGGTACTATAGGTGGTGATTATGGTCATCGTCAGATAACCTCTGTAAAGAACAACATTGAAAAGTATGGTGTTAGAAAAGGTTTAAGAATGGATAAAGGGGCTATGCAATATTACAAAGGTTTAGCACGTGGTAGAGATGACAACTGGATGGGTCTATTAGATAAACAATTAAAAGCTACAGGTCATCAAGGTCTTTGGGAAGAAGAACGTCCTGCATCAGTAGACTTATTATCAGGTGAAAATGGTAAAGGTGAAAAACTTGACGATCCTAATAATTTAGTTGGTTTAACAAAGAGTGCAAACCAAGCCTTCAAATATCCATCAATAAATTCGTATTTATATGGTATGGGACAATTAAAAGAAGGAGCAAATTGGGGTAAAACTGTTCTATCAGATTGGGATTTACCTGAACATTTAGATACATGGCATATCCCAGATAGTGGAGGATGGCATCCACCTGAACCTACATACGAAGAGTATTTAGAAGCAGAAAGAAGAGGTTTATGGCCTAGAGATAAAACACCTCCTGAACCTCCTAGAGATAAATATGGTTTACCGGGTCCTATGTACCATTTACCCGGAGGTAATATATAATGGACGTATTAAACTTACAACCTGATGCTGTACCTACAGCTGATACTACCCTAAATATAGAAGGGTATGATGAGCATGTAGAACAGATAGAACAGGCTTACCCAGAAGAAGACTGGAGAACACCTGCTGAAATAGAAGCAGAACAACAAGCTCAAGCTGAACAACCTACTACTCCTACAGCTGGAGAAGGTGAAGTTCAACCTGAAGCTCAAGTAGAACCTGAACCTGAAGTAGTAGAACCTGAAGTAGTAGAACCAGTTAAACTTCATTATGAAATAAATGAAGATAACACTATGGATCTAGATTCATATCGAGATTATGATGGTAACGCTATCTTCCAAGGTGAGCATGGTAGAAAGATGGCTAACTATTTTAAAGCTAGTATTCTTAGAAATGATGAAGAGGAAGGTGCTGTAAAAGAATTACTTGATGATGCTTTAAATCTAAAATCTCAATTAAAAGCTTTTAATATGATTCGTAATAGTCCTCATCTCCGTGATGTACATGATACAAATGGTGATGGAGAAATTACTTACGATGACTGGTTTGACACCACACACATGGAAGAATGGGATGAAGAACTTGGTAGGTTAAACCCAGAAACAGATGCTGAACTAACTCAAGAATGGATCGCAGGTCTTGAATCTGGAGATCTTGGAACTAGAGCTAGAGCCTTATGGCAACAAGCTGGACCCGGCCAAAACATGGCAAGGTATATTAACCTTAGAAGACAACATTTGTTTGCTCCACAAGATCAGATAGATACAGGAGAAGACTGGAGACAGAATCTAAGTGGTGGTATATTTAATGCTGGACAACAAGAATTAGGATTCTGGGGAAGTGTAGGACAAGCTATGAATGGGGAGAATCCCTTATCAAACTCTACATGGGATGATGAAGCTACTCAATATAAGAATACTCAGTCATTAGAATTCGGTATAAATAATGAAATTAAAAGATTAGCTGGATCAGGTGCAGCCGGACAAATAGGTTACTGGCCTGTAACTGGTTTCTTTACTTGGACTAAACTTGCAGCTGCTAAATTTATAGCAGGATCAGCTCTTCAAGTTGGTGGTGCAACACAAATTAATACCCTAAGAGCATCAATGGCTGGAAAGGCTATAATGAATCCAGTCACTTGGAAAAAAGGTGCAGGAATTAAACATGCTGTAGGACAAATAGGTAAGATAACAGTCGCAGAAACTTTACCACAAGCTGCTTTTGCTGATCTCCAAGCCGATGGTTGGGGGCATATGCGTGATGATGGTATAATAGCAGGACTCGCTGATATGTATCCTGAGACTGCAGTATTTGCACCACAAATAGCACAAGGTATGGACTCTCCTTTAGCTAAACAAGCTGATTTCGTAGTGACTGAAATAGCTGGTGGTATGGCAGGTATGGGATTTTTCTCTGGTGTAGGACATATTGCAACTAAAGCAGCTCCAGAAGCTTTTACAGCTTTAGCTAAAAATGGTGTCAAACTTGCTGCTAAACAGAGAGAAGCTTTGGGTGTCAGTGCTAAGAATATATCTAATAGTTTAGAAGCTCCTTTAGCTGACCAAGCTTATTGGGTTGGAAAGCAGCAACAGAAATTAGGAGATTGGACTGAAGCTGGTAAAGTACAGATGGGTAAAGCCTATGAAGGTGCTAGAAATGCTTTCAATAGTTCTCTTGATGCTGAAGATGGTATAGTACGATCAGGTTATGGTATATATAAGAATGGTCGGAAAATGTGGGGCCAAGGATTAGAAAAAGCTAGATCTGGTATACGACAAGCTGTTAATGATTTAGACGAGATAAGAAACACTATTGGTCTTGGTAAGAAAGGCAGTACAGATTCACTATTTAGTCAAGTTGATTTAGCAAATGCTGTTAAACGAGGCGTTCCTGATAAACAACTTGATTTATTCACTGACGAGTTGATGAATGATAGTGTTTGGAAACAACAAATAAAGAACCTTAACCCTCTCAATAGAACTAGAAAAACTGTATCTGAAAGTGCAGAATTAGGTATTAGAGAAGTAATGGGTAGAGATGCTGCTAGTTTAGATCCAGCTGATTTCTGGGGTAAAACAATATTAGATCAACCTTTAGATGCTAGAGCCTTTTCTAAAGCAACAGACTTTGAAAAGTGGGCTGTAAAGAATATAGAAGTACAAGATGCTGTAAATGAATCTCTCTTACTTCAATTAAGAGACTCTGCTATGGCTGGTGGTGAACTGATTGACCATACAGATATCTTTGCCATGGATGGTACTATGAGGAAGATAGCTGATAATCTTGTTGTAGGTTTAGGTCAAGTTAAGAAGACTCAACACACTTGGGATCTTGCTCGTCAAATGATAAGAGAAGGAGATGGTAAATTATCTCAAGAACAGCTTATTGATCTTGCAGCTCAAATAGGTAAGGCATCTTCAGAGTCTCATAATCAAACCAAACGTAGTGTTCAATCAATGTTGAACATGATGATGGATCAACCTGATAATGAATTTGCTAAAGCTTTATTAGATGTAGTTAAAGCATCGGATGACGTTCATAACTTAAAAGATTTAGATGCTTTTATGCATCAAAAACTTGTAGGTGGTGAGTTTAAAGGTAAGGTTAAGACAGGTGCATTGATTTCTGATCTACAGCAAGTAATGGTTCAAAGTATATTAAGTGGCCCTAAGACTCCACTTAGAGCTATGCTAGGTACTACAGTCAATACATATGCTAATGCTTTAAATGAAGCCTTTGGTGCAACAATACGAGCTCCCTTTACAGGAGATATAGCTAGTAGAAAAGCTTCTGTAGCTAAGTTACAAGCATATTTTGGGCAGATTCCTGAAGCATATAAAGTATTTCAAAAGTCATGGAATTCTAAATTTGATGCAAATATTGCTGATATCAAAACTAGATTTTCTGATGGAGCCACCGTAAGTAAAGGAGATAAGTTATTTGAAGCTGAAGGACGCTGGGTTGAATTAAGAGGTTCACCGGGAGAAAAAGCTGCTTATTATGGACATAACATTACCAGACAATTAGTTAATAACAAGCTATTTGGATGGTCTCCAAGAGCCTTAGCTGCTGTTGATGATACATATTTATGGTTAATGGCTAGAACAAGATCTAAAGAACTAGCTATGCGTGAAGTATTAGAAGCTGCCGGAGATAGTCATGTGAAGATTACACCTGATCTATTAAAGAAAGCTGAAGATATTCATTTTAAGCGTTTATTAGATGGTAATGGAAATATAGATATAGCTAAAGATTCTTGGTTTGCAAAACAATTTGAAGAAGTAACATTAACTTCTCCATTAAAAGGTACAGCAGCTAAGTTAGATGATGTATTTGGTTCACTACCATTAATGAAACCGTTCTATCTATTTGCTAGAACTGGTATCAATGGTTTGAATTTTAGTTTCAAAAGCACACCATTATTAGGTGCTTTACATAAAGAATCTATAGATATTCTAAGTCATAAGGGTACTGACTTTACACAATTAGCTAAGTATGGTATTGAAAATGCTAATGATTTAGCCAATGCAAGGAACCTATTTGCAGGTAGACAGGCAGTAGGAGCAGCCGCAGTTACAGCCTTTGCTGGTATGTATCAGGCAGGACAGTTAACTGGTAATGGACCTGCTGATAGAAAACTTAGGCAGAACTGGATTAATGCTGGATGGAAACCTAATCATTTCTATATAGGTGATGTAGGATTTGACTATAGAACCTTAGAACCTTATAATGTTATATTCTCTGCTATTGCTGATATAGGTGATAACATGGAACTAATGGGTAGTGAGTGGTCTGAAAAACGTTTACAAGCTGCAGCATTTGTTATAGGTAGAGGTTTGACTGGTAAAACATACATGTCTGGTTTAGATCAGATGATGCAAATAGCACAGATGAAACCCGGTGCATTAGAAAAAGGTGCAGCTAATATAATGAATAATAGTTTACCTTTAGCAGGTATGAGAAATGAATTCGGTAAATGGGCTAATCCACACATGAAAGAATTAAATTCTGATATGTGGAGTTCTATTAGAAATAGAAACCAATCTACAGAATTTTTAGCAGGTGAAGGACAACTTCCAGAGAAGAGTGATTTACTGAATGGTAAACCTATTAATAACTGGAATATAGTTGGAAGATCGTTCAATGCTGTATCTCCAATACAATTAGATATTAGAAACGATACACCCGGAAGGCAACTTCTATTAGATAGTAACTATGATCTGAAATCTACAACCTATGCTTATGGTGGATATTCCTTTGTTAAGGATGCTCATGTTAGAGCACACTTCCAGAATGCTATAGGTACTGTTCCAATTACGGTTGGATTTAAGAAGTTTAAAAATGTTGAAGAAGCATTGAACTATTTAGCTAAGAGAAAAGATATTAAGAATTCAATGGAAGATATGAAGAGAGATGGTTCAAACCCAGCTAATTGGGATCTTGATCCTAACACATATCCTCATAATACTCTTATAGATAGTGTAATGAACCAAGCTAGGTCAAAAGCTTGGGCTAAACTTAATGATCCATCACACCCCGGCTATTCTAGAGTTCAAAAGTTAAAAGCTGAGAAAGATGGTAAGGATTCTAAAACAAGGGATAATAGACAAGAGATCTTAGATCTTAGTTTCCCTGATAAATCAATAGATCAATTCCCGAAAAACTAAATGGCACATACAAAAGTAACAAAAGCATACAGTGCATACACAGGCACTGCGAATACATTTAGCTACTCAGGGAGTTTTGATGTATTCAAAGGTACAGAGGTAATAGCTACATTAGATGGTGTAGCATTAACATTTA